TTCCACGTTGCGCCCATGGCATGGGAACACGGGGGTTATCAGATGATATAACAACAGAAGATCGTATTGCACTTCTGGAAGAATGTACCCCGCCAGGAGGCAACACATCTGATTACTTCAAAAACTCTAATCAAATAGAATCGGTTCTAAGACAATTTGCACATTTCTGTGCTGGGGAACCTGGCACAACAGGAGCAGCATTCTATAAGCCGGGAATTGACGCAGCAGATAAAGTAGTTGATAGTTGGGACATGTATTCTCTTGTAGACAGGAACCGAGACGGACAACCTGACGGTGATGCTGCTCCTTATGATCATGTCGTTTTCTATGGTCAAGATGACTGTTTTGAATCCGACAAAGGAGACGAGAACTTATATACAGAAACCTGCTTTAGACAGATTGCTGGTAAAAACGATCCAGATTATAGTATTATCTCAGGAACAACTGGAGGTCCATATCAGGGTGTTACTGCTGCTCGATTACAAATAGGATGTCAACGAACCAGATCACCGCTTACAGTAGAGGACGAAAATGGTGACAATATACCATTCTCATTCTCATGGATAAATGCAAGGACTCTCGTTCCTAATAGTTCGCAGGGTGGTAAAGCACTTGTCGGTGGAGATAAGGGGTGTTTGGTTGTTGCAAAAGAAAACGGACTAGGTTCTGTTGTGGTAATATACGATAGCACGGTTTTAGGTCATGCATCTCAGATTCCCAATGAACTTTTTGAAGATGCCTGTCCTACCACCATTATTGATGTTAATGATCCAACAGATCCATTATATGACGAGGTGGAATGCGAACTGAATCCTGAGCAATTGAAACTACATGCATGTAATAATGACTTCTGGGCATTTTTATGTCAAGATTACCTATCGGAAAACGGTTATCAAGTATCAGATTCAGATGGTCCTGTGTTCTGGGACAATAAAACAGAAGAACCTGCAAACAATCCATGTCTTGAAGGACTAAAGGCAGCATGTTGTCTTCCCAACGGATCATGCGAAGAACTCGATCCGTGGTCGTGTAAGGAACAGTATGGTAGATGGCATGGTAGTTATTTTTCACTAGGTTCTTCTGTGGGCCATCCCCGTGGCCAGATCCTCGGAAGACATCATATGACACCAGAACAAGCAGAACAAGGATGGGGGCAGTTCTCGACAAGATGTTCTGCTTCTTGTTCTGACATTAATTGCGCCGAAGCAAGAAAAGGAACATGTTGTGGTGCAACAGATTCCCGTGAAGAAATTGCAAACGTATGTCTAGGTGACGATATGACATCAGTTGAATGTTGTCAAGCATTCCGAGACAACGGGGGAGACATTAAGAATTATGGCGAAGTATGGGTTGAAACTGCCAGATGCACTGATGGACTGAACTGTGAAGAGTGGTGTCCCGACTGTCCTATATTTAGTCTATATCAGTACAATACCGTTTGGTATCCAGATATTCAAGAATGGGAAGACGAGAGAGAAACTTCTTGGCCTGACTACTGGCCCAGTAGAAAAATTACTGACTGTGATGCGTGTGAGGCGGCAGCACCGCTTCCTCCTGCTCCCCCACCACCACCGGGAGGTCCACCACCGGGAGGTCCACCACCGGGTCCAACTCCAGGTCCACCACCGAGTCCACCGCCAGGTCCACCTCCAGGCCCACCACCGGGTCCACCACCGTCACCATCACCGCCGCCGGAAGGACCGCCACCATCGTTCCCACCCGGTCTCCTCCGCGATCAGGTCGGAAATCAAACTCCGCCTCCTACTCCGTCGCCGTTGATTTCGACTGTGGGTAATTCTGTGGGTGTGTCCACACCAAATACAAATTCTTCTTGTTGTAGTAAGTGTTCCCGTGGATGTAAATGTATCGTATCTGGTGATGAATGTTTCTGCATAGGCGAAAATTGTGAATAAATACCATAGGAGAAAGTTATGCAAAAACAAGAATTTCTGACAAGACTTAAAACGTGGGTAGCAACAGATTTCCCCAACACAAAAATTAATCATGGTGCTGCTGCCATTTATGATGATTATGGGTGTGCTAATCCTGAAGGTATGGTTGACAATACCGATTGTCCTGAAGATGATCCGTTGTGTAATTGTCCATGTCAGGATCTAAAACCATCAGAACAGGAAGAATATTTCTTCGGTCTTTTTAGTTCAGATGAGGTCCTAGAAGAACCCACAGACGAACAGGTTCGTGAGAAATATCTAAAAACTAAAGAGTGTGATCTTATTGAAGATGTTTTGGGTGAGGAATATCTAGGATGTCTATGGAGAGATCCAGATCACCCCGCCAGTTGTAACTGTCCATGTGTAGGTGATAAATTCAAAGAATATCTTGAGTACGACAGAACATATTCGACGTACTGGGACACTCCACCCACACAACCATTATATCGTGATGCACAGATGCTTCTCATTAACTCACAGCAAGCACTTGTTATACTCAATGGAGACCTCAGTTTGCGTCCCGGTGAACTGATCAACATCAACAACCCGGCAGCAGCAGATTCAGCACGACAGAAAAGATTTGCAGGTCCGTGGTTGGTAGGTGAAATAAACCACATTATCACAAACCCCAATCAACACAGAATGGAAGTTACACTCCATAGAGACAGTAATGTAATCGATCCCGGACAAACAGAAGAACCCGGATTCTTTGCCAGTTTATTTGGCCTCTAGTTCCATACTTTCTATTATACATAATGGTAAAACAAGGAAGTCTATCGAATGCCAGTTACTAAAAAACAATACACTGATTTTGACATAAATTTTAACAAGAATCCCTTTACAAGTGATGTTTCTGTTAAATTGAATGACAATGCGATTAGACAGTCTGTTATGAATATAATTCTAACGAGACAAGGAGAAAGACCGTTTGATCGGCGGTTTGGTGTCGGATTGCACAAGTTTTTGTTTGAAAACATATCTCCACTTGACAAAGCAACATTTTTTGGAGATGTGGTAGCACAACTTGCAGTACACGAACCAAGAGTTAAACTTGATAAGATCATATGGGATGACTCGTATGTAGATTCAAATGAACTATCAATAACTGTTGATTTTTTTATACGAAAAGGAACGCAATCTAAACCCCAACAACAATCACTAAAAATAGAGATATCAAAGGTAAGATAATATGGCAGCACCAAATAATATACAACTTGGAAGTTTAGAGTTTGATGAAATCAAAGCATCGATCATTTCATATCTCCAAGAACAAGATATTCTCAAGGATTATGACTATGCAGGATCTGCAATCCAGACACTTGTAGAAGTTTTGGCATATAATACGTTATATTATGGACACTATGCAAATATGGTTGCGAACGAAATGTTCCTAGATACTGCCCAACGAGAGGAATCTCTGATTTCTCTTGTAAAGCCTTTAGGTTATGTTGTTCCGGGTAGATCCTCTGCAAAGGCAACTATATTCATTCGTGGTGCAAGGAACGAGGATGCTGGTTATAGCGACTTCCTTCCGCGATACACTAGATTCGTTGGTAGAAACAATCAGGGTGTATCTTATAATTTCTACAATATAGAACCTATAAGTTTAATTACAGATAGTGCTGATCCAGGCGAGGCAATATTTACCATAGTAGAAGGTAAGTCCTTAGTAAAAGAAAATCCAATAATAGTGGATTCGATTACACAGAAGAGTTTTATATCAGGAACTGATGTTGATATTTCCACTATTAGGGTTGAGGTGCTAAATGATGAAACAGCAGAATGGGAAGCATGGGAAAAACAAAGCAATACTGCTACTGGACTGGATGATACCAGCAAAGTATATTGGTTAGAGAGAACTGAACTAGGCTTCTTTGTGGTTTTTGGTGGGAATCTTGGTGCAATAACGTCTGATCTTGTTGGTAAGTCTATAAGTCAAAATGATCAAGTAAGAGTTAGTTATATAAAGAGTAGTGGATCAGATGGAAACGGAGTCGGTGCGTTTTCAATTCAGGACTGGACGGCGGATTCAAACCAAACACTTTCGCTAGGACAAAACGGAAGCAATTCACCTAACCTAGAAGCAATAAGATTCTTTGCTCCCAAGTGGTTTGCAGCACAAGACCGTGCAGTTACTGTTAGTGATGCCCGTGCAGTGTTATCACAACAAGGATTTGGTATGGATGTTTCAGATCCTTATGTTTCATTCAACGTGTGGGGTGGAGAACAAATGGATCCTCCCATGTATGGAAGAATGTTTGTCTCCGTCAATACTGAAGGTTCTAATAATACAGAAACTGCTCAACTAAGAAATCAAGCACTCACCACTCTCAGGGAAAAAACATGCATTGGTATATTGCCTGAATTTATAGGTCCAACATACATCGATCTTACTGTGACTGGTATTGCACCCATCGACCCCTCATCTACTGGATTATCATTACTACAACTAGAAACCGCAATAACCAGTTTATTCATTGAGGAATATGGAGAAAAAAGATATGAAAGTTCAACAAGTGGAACGAAAGTTTCAAATCAGATAAATGCATTAAATAGTCAGGTTGGTGAAGGTACGTTCAATGCATCATCGGGGGATTTTCAACTAAACGCAACAATGAATATAGACTCCAGAAATACTCCTACTAAGCGAAAATTTTACTTTCGGAATCCTATGGAATCTGGAACGCTTTCCTCTGAAGAAAATTATAGCGGAGCGTATGGTACATATATTGAACGAAAATTAGATGCGGATAATATTGATGTTAGTTCTGTTTCTGTTCGGATTCGAGAAAACTCCGGTGTTGTTACAGCATACTACCTATTAGGTTCCACTCAAGTTGTTCTTGGAGAAGTAGGAAGTTTTGATGCTAATAGTGGAGTATTAGAGTTACGAGATGATTTGTTTGATGGTACTATTAGAATAACTGCAACGGCAGCAAACAGAACATTCTATGGTACACAAGAAATTATATGCAATATTGGTCATAATATTACAATACAGAATCAACTATTAGGATAATATATGTTTTACGGTTCGATTATAAGAAACTCAGCAATAAACCCACAGTATAGAATGATACTGTTGGGTCAAGAGTTACCTGAACTAACAGAAGAAGTTGAGTCTGTAATTGATGTAAAGCACCTATTTCCTCTTTGGATATTAGAGCGAAGTGAGGTTGGCAATCCAAGTAATCATCTAGTAAAGTTTACTCAAAAATATTATGACTGGCTTTATACTAATGCAGGATATGAATTAAGTACGACTACATTTAATTCCATAGGACTTAGGCGATTAGTTGATATCGATACAACACCTGTAGAGTACCTCAAGCATTTTGCATATACATATGCGACTGGATTACCGAAGGAACAAATTGATGATTCTTCCGGTAACGCTGATGGTGTTCGTAACTTTATCAAGAACATCAGATTAGGTCTTTATCAGAAGAAGAGTACAGAAGAAGCATATAATTATTTCTTCCAGACATTATTCGGTTCGGAAACCGAAGTTATATTTTATTATCCAAAAACAGACATATTGAGATTGAACGCTGGTAGGTTTGCTGGGTGGAATTCTTATATCACATCAACAGATCCTGACTCTCAGGATTACGGTTATAACTATTTTGATACTACAGAATTTTCCGGTGAGTTTATCTACGGAAATATGGGTGGTAGTGTTCTCAATAGTCATGTTATTCGAGACGGTCATTGGTTTCAGGATTATTCATATGTGCTTAAAACAGACATAGAAGATGTAGATCCCGGAACAGGACTACCAATATATTACGATACTCTGCAAGAAGTTCTTCATCCTGCGGGAATGAAGGGATATTATGAAATGGTTGCGGCGGATTATATCCCGCCCGGAGACAATGAGGGTGGGTTTGGTGTTTGTGAGAAACCAGTTATAGGAAACTATTTTCCATACAGATTAACAAGTGGCGATAGCATAGCACTTTGTTTTGGGTGTGGTGGTGATACTGGTAGTGGTTATACGTTTGATGGTCCCACTGCACAAGCATTTGGAATAAATACAAACCTATACGGGGGACTTACTGGATGTACCACGGGCGATTGTTGGGCAACTGTTGGTGATGGATCAATAGGCACTACCTATGATATGCCAACATATGCATTCCCCAACTGGTCGTCTGGAATCACAAACGATGTAGATCAGGCACCATTTTTCAGAGACATATATATTAGTGCTTTTACCACCCTATGTCCGTTGGAAGATAGTCCAAACTTTGGACTTACTGGTTGCACAGCACAGGGTGATACAAACGGAGGAGCATGTTGATGTCAGTTAAACCACAACCACTAGCAGCATCAGTTCAACGAGATCTGAGTAATAGAACATTATCTGTTATTCTCGGATATTCTGATAATGCAAAAGAAGAATCAAATACGACACAATCGGCAAATGCAGCGATTGCTGGTTTTCAATATGCAACAAAAATAAATCCAACAGATATCAAACTCACAACAAATGTTCCTCAACCCATGAAATTGAGGAACTCTGTTCTTGGTAGATACAGACAAAACAGTGCTGACTTGGCAGGATCTAATAGTCCTCTCTGGGTTTATGACAATGCTATGTTTGTTGTGTTAGGGTCTGATGGATGGAGATCTGACGAATTTGACGGAAACACAAAACCCGTTATTGGGTTTTCTGATATTACCGGAAAGATTGCGAAGACTTCCGAAGGAATTTATTATCAGTGTGTTAATGTTCTCCCTACACTTTTTGGTGCAAACTCCGGTTCTAGATATTCACTGACCACCAGACAAGATCTAACGGACAAGTATGATAAAAATTCAACTGCTGTTTCTAAGAAAATAACCGCAACAAATATATGTGGTCCAGGCAACGAAACTAGAATAGGTAATTGTTGTCTGTACTATCCTAATACAACTAAAGATAATGTGAGTGGTATAACATACGCCGCCGGTGATTTTTATGATTGTGTATGTACACAGTGTCACAAGTGTGTTGAAATGTCAAGAAAATTAGACATGAGATATGTCTTCAATGCACACACTGCTGTTGCTGGTTCTATCACCGGGGGAACTGGTCCTAGTTGTCAGTGCATGGCAGATTTTCCAAATGATTGTGGTCCTTGTGCATGTAGAATTGAAACGCCTGATGTTATCGATAGAATCCTCGATGATAAAAATATCTCCACCGAAAACAGTGACAGAAGAAATGCTTTAATAGAGAAGAACAATAAAGCACACGCCGGGTTTATTGCTGTGTGGATGGATCTTACTGATATTGATGAAGAATCCCGTGTCCTTGATGTTGAGTATCAAGTAAACGGTTCTAAATTCGGAGAGACTCCCCAACTTCCGATTTCTGCATCAACTCCAGCAGGAACAGAAGCAATATATCACGTTAGTACATATAGAGGATCCAACGGTAAACTATACTGTAGAGGTTTGACTCTCGTCCAAGAAGGATTTGGTTATATTGATGGTGAAGTTGATTCTGATAATTGGAAAAATATTTGCCCTAATATTCCTGTTTCTGCATTTACAATACACGTAACTCCTTTTGTCGGGTTCTTTGGAAGTGTAGAAGAATCTACAATGTTTAAACCACAGGTAAGAGTCACAAAACAGATTACTGGACTTGAGTTAAAGAACGCAGGTGTGAAATTAGATAAACTGAAATTGAATAGAGCAACTCTTGGAACTCTCGTCACCGAAAAAGGAACAAAAGTATTTGGTGATCTAGAGTCCGGGGAATCTGGAAGAGTAAGTCTACAAACACTAGTCGATGTACAGAAAACTGACGGTTCCGATTTTAGTGCTGATATTCTAGGAGGAACCACAACAATCGCTGGGGAGCAACCATCATTCAGTGAGGATCCCGGATTTGGCAGCAATCCGACTGGTGATGATTCTAGTGATGGTACTCCGATACCCGCTCCACCCCCGCCTACCCCAACTAGCATTAAATCGAAAACAAAAGACACAATATCTACTATTGCGTTTAAGACACCCGGAAACCTAAGCACACTTGAAGTAGCAGTTGACACCGTAAGTCCTGCCTCATACGCTTCAAATAGTTTTACACTTTCCGGTGTCGATGTTACTTCGACAAATGTAGTCAAACCAACATACAACGATGAGACTATTGTAACTAGAGGCATTGGTGTCGAAAGTATCGTAACATCGAAACTACCAAATGAAATTGATTTTTCGACGATGACTACAGATTTTATAGAAAAATCATTTACACTTACAGTACAAACACTTATAGGATAAACTAATGCCAACAAGATCAGTACAACCATTTTTTCATAGTCACCAAGTAGGGAATGCATTTGCACTCGGTGCTACACCATATAACAGTAGAGTAGAGTCACAGGAACTCGGATGGTCCGACGACAACAATGCTGAACTTGTGGGTGCTGCACCAAAAAATTATCAGATGGTTGCTTTCCGACCTGGGTTTCCTCTACAGGCATCAGAACTAAATGAAATTCAGGAGCATATGATGCTTCAGATGACATTACATACTACAATGATGCACAATTGGATTACATCTGGTCCGGGTCCTATCTGGTCTGGACACGATGCTGGTTCTTCCGGATATGAAGGTGGAACACAATGGAACAGTATCGACTCTCCTCAATCGGGAATTGGACTGGGTGGTGGTATTGATCAGACTAACCCAGATGGCGCTGCAATTCATACTCCACAGTATGCGGTAAGTGCGCCTGGTTGGATGGGATCCTGTCCACTGTATCCTTTTGGTGGACCATATTCTAATTCTGGATTGAATGGTGGACCTAACGGAAGAATGGTTAGTGTTACACAAGCAGGACAAAATATAACAATATCAGTACACTCTGGTTGGTGGCTAATGGAACCAAGATACACAGATCAGTTAGAGAGTAATCCTCCAGATCTTACTGGTGTTTCTGGACTAAAGCACTGGGTATTTCTTGATACTGTGCAGGACGGACTACCACAATGGCAACAAACTATAAATGTTGCAGATCAACAAGCAGATGATATTGTAATTGGATTGAATGTAGGAACCGATTATTACAGTTGTTGTCCAGAAGCAGACGGAACTCCAGAACTACCATGTGATCCCAATCTAGGAGATAACTCAGCAGTCCCGAACGGAGATCCTGTCTCTTGCGGTGCTGGTAGATTTGGTGTCTATGCAACAGGAGTTGATTCTGTAAATCTTTCTGCTGTTGGTTCAGAACAAGAAAAACAAAAACTCAGTTTATTCTGTAAGGTAAATCCGCAGGAGAAAACAGTAAGATACATGAATAATCTATTATTGTATAAGTGGTCCTAATCGATCATTATAAATATAATTAAAAAGAGAATCTACCTATGGCAAATATCGACGACAACGAATTTCAAATACCTTTTCTAAAAGCAGATAGCACATTTCTAGACTGGGCGAACTCTTACAACACATATGTTGTGAACAAGTTAAATAGGCTTAAAGTTTATGAAGGGGTTTCTGGTGATGGTATTGTATTCACATTAGGAACCACTGCTTCAAACGATCCCGTTGGTGGTGCAACTGCTGGTGGAGATCTTGCTGCTGGTGTTATTCGTTGCTCGATTGCTGATGTTATTCCTAAAGGTATAACTTTTTCTGGTGATGTTACTATTGGTGGAAACCTTAATTATGATTTAGGTAATTCTGCAATAAGTAATACAAGTTTCAGGGTGTTTCCTTTTGGTGGGTATTCAGCAGCGAAGGGGTTTAGTTTTGGTGCGCCTGTTAGAATAGGACACTCAGGAGAAACTGGAGACTATTTCCTAGCAAGAGCAGACAGTAAAGATTATGCAGAAATAGTTGGTGTTGTTAAAGGTACAACTTGGCCATCTTCTAGTGGAACTCCTCAGAGTCCATATACACCTAGTAACACATATATTGAAATTGCCACCGCAGGTAAAGTACAAGGTGACTTTAGTCAAGTAAATACAGATGTTGTCGGTGGAAAACTACAAGGACTATCTGCGGGGTGTGTTTACTTCCTAAGCACTGGCGTAAGTGGTGGACTGACCCCAACCGAACCTGTAGTAGCAGGACAAGTATCTAAACCAGTCATTCTTGGTTTGACCTTTGATACTGGATTGCTCCTCCCATACAGAGGACAATATCTACAGGGTGGTGGAACTGGTGGAACTGGTGGTATTGATAACAATAAATTTATTGTCGCAGGTGATATTGAACGTGGAAAGGTAGTCAAGTATACTACTGCAAGCGGATGGCAAACAACAAACAGCAACGATCCCGATATCGAAGATGCAGCAGGTATTGTTCTTCAGAAATTCACAATAGATTCTGTTGATTATATTGAAATTGCAGCGACAGGTGTTGTTCACGAATTCCCAGCAGCAAATACTGGACTAAATTATATTGGTGTTGACGGTTCTCTTACCAACGACATACCATCGGGTAGTGCAAAACCGTTTGCTATTGTTTCTCAAAATGATGCGGGTGTTATAAGTGGTGTTATCATAAACCAGAGACACTTTGCTGGTGGACAAAATAGCACATTCAGAAGTGGCAGTGCTAATGGTAGTGGTAGCCTCGGTGGTGGGGATAATTGGGCGTTCAGAAGTACGTCTGCTGGTGGTGCTACTTTCGGTAGTGCAATCAATGATAACCTACTAATCAATGGTGGATTTGATATCTGGCAACGAGGTGCTGGTCCTATTGGTGGAACAGGAAACCTATATTTTGCAGACAGATGGACAAGAAGAAGTGGAATAGGTGGCACTGGTGCTACATTTGGTACATGGAATATTCAGCAATCTACGTTCTCAACTAATCAGGTAGATGTCAAAGGACAACCATCATATTATGTTTCTGGTCAGAATAACCTACATCCACAAGGTGGGGTAACTGGTGATTATATTCACATTGAAAACAGAATAGAAGATGTTCGTGTTCTCAACGGAGAAGATGTTACATTATCGTTCTACGCTAAATGTGGAGTCACTGGTGCAACTATGGGACTTGTGGTGAATCAATATGATGGATCCACCACAACAACTACTGATGTCGGGACTGCACAACTAGGAACCCTCTGGGGTAAGTATGAAGTGTCGTTCCTTGTTCCTTCATACAGTTCTACCCCAACAGGAAAAAATTATCTTGGTGTTGGATTTGATGTTACTCGACTAAACACTACTTTTGATTTTGCCAAGGTAAAACTCGAAAGAGGATTAGTAGCAACAACAAACGGAAAATCAAGTGTGTCGGAAGAACTTATCAAGTGTAATCGATACTATCAGAGAAGTTATGGGGTTGATCAGGCGACACACAGCACAACAATGTTTGATGGTGATACACCAAGCACTACTGTCGTAGACTTAACATCTACTCCCATGCAAGATTTCTACTATAGATTCCCGCAGGTAATGAGAGATACGCCGTCCGTAACTTTCTATTCCCCGCAAGGATCTACTGGTGATGCATATAACAGAACCGCAAAGAAAGATCTAAGATATACATCCGGTACGTTCGGATATAACAAACAACCGAGATATGCACCAGCAGGAGCAACAACTATTACTGCCGATTCTCTAGATAAGAATGGAATGTATGTCTTCGTCCCTGTTGGTACAGTATTGTGGGATCAAGTATCTTTCCATTATGTCGCCGACGCAGAATTAGATTCTAACTTATAGAGGAATATAAATGGGAAATTCATGTAGTAACAGTTCAAACTTATACGGAAACGTAAACATCACCACGGTCAGTGCCGGCGAAGGCGCTGCTGGTGGTGCTAGGTTGGTGATGACAATACCGCTCAGTGGTATTTCTGGAGGTCTTGAGGGAAATCAATATATCACTACTGGAGCAAGTGCATATCCGTTTCAGATCGGCGGTGTTACTGCTGGAGATGTTCTTCGATATAATGCGATTACGTATGATGCATCAACAGAACCAACAGGTGGAAAATATGTTAAAGCAAACGCAAATAGTGCAGGGACTTCTGAGGTTGTCGGTGTTGTCGAAGACATTAATGTCGTAGATGAAGTTGCAAATATAGTAATATATGGACAAGTTAAATACCCAACACACAGACTATTCGACGCGGAACATGTTGATGCTGCTTCGGGTGCTACCGGATCTGCTGGTGGTAATGATATCTACTTCCTGAGTGGAACGACTGCCGGATATCTACAGAACTTAGCACCGTCAACACCTACCTATGTCGCAAAACCTGTTCTTCAAATGGCATCAGATCCAAATGCTCCAGACTTCAATGCAATTGTTGCAAACTACATTGGATATCAAATTGGTGGTGAAATAATCGCATCCAATGACTCAGGAGACGATGGTGCGTTTACAGAAACACTTGTAAACTTTGGAGATGACGTTACTAATGATCCATGTCGTCACGTTGCGAACGGACAGATATTACCAATCGATGTATCATATAGTCAGGGATATCATAATATTGATGGACGAACATATCTAAATGCATACAACCGACTGTCCACGAATAAAAGCGTGTATGGATATGTTCATAGAATTGAACTTACTAGTGCTGTTACTGACAATCAGTCATCAAATAAACGTGTATCTCAACTGAAATCTTCAGGTACTACACAGTTCAAAGGTACGTCAATGTATCGTGCTAGTTCTCACGAAACTAACAACACAAAGATTGTTTATGTCAAGAGTAACGACAGTCAATTAAATAGTAACTTACTTTATATCGGAGATGTTGGATTTACAATATCATCATCTTCCGTAGTTGGATTCTTCCTACCAAAAATTGGAACGAACTCGTTTGTTACTGTTACAGATCCTCTTACAAGCAAGACATATAAACAAGAAAAGCAAACAATCATCACCCAGTGTCCGGATCAGGGAAAAACGGCAGTAAGTATTCCCCAGAAAGTAACGATTGACGAACTAACGATCAATACTGCACTCAAGGCGGGGAATGCTGCCCTAGAGATTGCAGATGTTGCTGACACACTCAACGCAATGAAAGATCAAGTAAGTGCATTGAACAAGTCGGTGTATGGTGAGGGTGAGACCTCTTCCGCTGGTCTTTCTTCTAAATTCACATCCAAGTAATAATGTATAGAGAGATACTATGGTAGCAGCAGTACAAGGAAGCAGTAACTACAGACCACTGGGCGCAAATAGTGCGACAGGCCCCGGTGGTCCTGTCGGTCCCACTGGTCCAACTGGTGCTATCGGAAACGGTATAATCGGTAATACAGGTCCGACTGGTGGTAGTATCACCAACATGTATCTTATCGATACAGATAAACTCCATACTATCTTTAGTTTTGCAGATGGAAGTACGTCAGGATATACAACCACAACTTCTGTTAGAGGACCAACTGGTGCATCATACGTTGTTGTTAAGGGTGGAAACACTTATAACAGTGATAAACCCGGCGCAACTATATTTAAAGAAAATGATGATGACGAAAATATAATCACCATAAAGGCTATTGAAGTCACTGGTGATGACATAACTTTGACACAAAATGTTGATGGTGGTTTCATCAACATTGATTACACCCGAACGGGTGGTTACTTTGATGTCCCCGATGCAGCATCAGATCAGATTGTCGGTTCCGACAACACTTCACCTCAAGCAGATTACACCGGCGCGCCTGGAGTAACCTATAACTTTGAGTACAATGCAGTTGATACTGCAATAATGAACTACAGAGAAAAGGCAAAATATCTAAGTGTTTCTGAATCCGACAACAATGCAGATTTTTATAAAATACAAGATGATCCTCCGTTGTATCGAGTTCAAAACCCATCCGGATATTCAGTATCCAAAGACACAGGTGATGGTTCTACTAAACTTTATATTTTAGATATGGCACAAGTGAGTGCAGGACCGACTGGTCCTGTACAGGTAAATATTGGTCCTGCAACATTTGGTTACACAGGAAACCGACCTACAGGAACAGACGAAGAAAAACTTGGTAAGGCATTCACACTAGTTGTTAAGGGTGCAACCAACGGAAACGCAGATTATAGATTTAGCAATACCGTATGGCCTCTTGACAAGGAACCTTGCTTCTCTGGTGGAACAGACATTTTCAACTTCTTCTGGTTACCATGCGAACCCCGAGATGTTGGTGATGAAACATATTGTCCCGATGGGTTCGCGTGGTACGGTAACCTCGTTCAGTGGAACTCTCAGGGATATGAAATGGGTGCGTCTGATTCTATTGATCCGAATCAACCATTTTGGTGTAACAGTAATGAAGAACTTCTAGGAAACAACACCGACTACTCAGGAACGTCATATAGACGATTCGGTTCTACTGGTTCTACTGGTGCTTGTTGTCAGGGTGCTGGAAACTGTGCTGAACTTCCTGAGTTTATGTGTAACGGATATTTCTTTGGTGCAGGTAGTACATGTGCCGCATCCTCGGGAATAACCGGAGACATATGTCGTACACTGGGTGCTTGCTGTGTTTATTACCAAGACACGAATCAAAGTATATGCTATGATGAAGTTACCGTTGATCAGTGTCACGATATGGGAATCCAATCCAATAGTATTCACACTACTTTCGGAGGAACAGGAAGTTCTTGCTCTAGTGTAAATTGTTTAATTGCAATAGATCGAAAAGGTGCTTGTTGTGATGGTAATGGCAAATGTCATGAAACGACACGGGGTGAGTGCAAGAAGACTGAAGGATTCTTCCACGGAGAAGGTATTCCATGCTTTGATGATATCAACAATGTTGATATATGTTCGGGTGGAACTGGTGCTTGTTGTTATAGCACGGGATGTATTGACAGTACAAGCGGACCTGTGTGTATAGAAGCAAACGGAATCTATGCAGGTAATAATACCACATGTCCAGAAGTACAATGTTATAAAAAGAAGAAAACCAAGTGTGATGAATCTGTTGCCGGACTTAACTTAAATCCAGGCGATCTATATGGCGGAGGAATTGTTGTTGGTTTATACAGTCCAAAGGGAACTTATGTAATTGGTTCCGATACGTTTTCTGGTGGACTCAGTGGTCCTGATATGACACATGGTGGAACTGGATCTCTATCTGATACAGTTGCATTGCGTCCCAGATCATACAGAACACGATATGATTATCATGGTTACGGTTTCACATCAGATTCTGGTTGTTTGTATCACAACAGTCTATCTGCTGCGGACACACTAAACAAACCAGATTCGTATTATATAATTGCAGCACTTTCTC